GATAACGATAGCGGCCGAGTAACGACGGTCCTCGGTTACCCGACTGACCAGCTCGCCCAGGTCGGCTGACTGGAAAATTTCAAATATTTTTGGCTAGAATTTCATCACTCACCCCGGCTCCGCATCCTGGCTCAATGCCGGTCGGAACTTCCCTTTCGCGAACAAACGGGATGGTGGCTATCGATGTGGAGAACGAGTTAGGCCCCCGTGAAGATGTTCAGACCGCTGCCCGCACTACGCATCCCCCGAACCATATCGTGCCCACGCTCAAGCCTCGTTTGTGCAGGCGCGGCAGCAGCGTCTTGTTTTGTCCGCCAGCTCCCTTGCCCGCGGCGAAGCGTCGGATTTCTCGGTTTGCTTGCTGCCGTGAGTGCACAAACTCCAACCGCCTTCGAGCGCGATGGCTGGCGGCCGTGCGCCGGTGTACGATGTGTACATCGCATTTACTCTCGTCGAAGAGACAAGCTGATATGTCCCATCAAATGCCGTTCCGCCGCCCTGCTGTGCGAGATGGATGCTCTCAATTGGGTTTGTTTCGCAAAAAATCGATTTCAGGTCGCGATGAGGCGGACACGGGACAAGTAGGGCGTTGACCAGATTGCGCTTTGGCTGCGCTCCGCTGGTGCACCCCGTTTGCCGGCAGCTTGTCATTGGGTATCGTCTGCGTCCGACGTAACGGCATCTGACATCGAGGATGACCGAGGGTTTCGACGCTTCTCCTGTATTTGGCGAAGCTCATTGAGGATCCGAAAGAGCGATCGTTGGAGACGCGTCTCGTAGCGGGCGAGCTTAGCGAACGTGTCCCCCTCCTTGGCGTCGGCATCGAACGCACATCCTAGAAGGACCTCGTCCCGGTCGCGCTCGGATTCCACCATCGCAAGCGCCTCCGTCGCTTCTGAATGGGAGGCTTCGTCAGTAATGGCTGTGAAGCAGGGTCCCTGGAGAAAGTCTTTCTCGTAGGAGCGGACCTGTTCTCTGAGCCGGATCGCCTTGAGGGAGTACATCCGCCAATGCAAGAGTGCAGTCTCCGCCCGTGCCGGGCGTCGCAGCCTCCACATCGTGTTGACCGCGCGTTCCACGTAAAGTTCCTCTATAGGCCCGACAGGCGAGAACTGGGCCCAAACTGCGTTCCAAAGATCCTCGAAGGCGGCCGCGTCCTCGCCTGGGAGAACGGCGTCGTGGGCGAAGAGGCCATGTCGGATCGCGTTGAGGCGAACTATGGCTTTGCCCCCCGTCTTTAGGTCCCGTGGAGTGGAGAGCGTTCGCCCGGTTGGCAGCCTTCTGCCGATCGCTCGTCACGGTTCCTGCCCTCCGCTTTGTTCGACACATCCGCTTGAATAGCGGATACCCGTGAGCGGCAGGATCTGAGAGCCTGTAGGCAGGCACCCGTCGGCCTGACAACACGGCACAGGTCATCAGTAATCATATCAAAATTCGTATCTCCCAAATCCACACTGACCGACGCGGCGATGAACGTCGTTTCAGTCCTAGAAAGGGAGGCGCGCCCCTTTTCGGCAGGCGCAGGGGAAAAATTCCCCGGGCGAGGCAAATCTATGGTCCGCCGCCCCTCCTGGCCCAATATATTGGTATCAATGCCATCGGAGTCAAGTCGAGATTCTGAGAAAGGCGCTAAAAAGCCGGACGCTTCCGTCACTCATTGGCGCTCGCGTTGGTCCAGACGTGATCGGATACGCGCTTATGCCGTCCGGCATAACCCCGATGGTGGCGGATCTGGCGACGGACGGCGGGCGTCGGTCTTCGAGTTGTCAATTCCCGACCCCCCCAACCGACCAACGACACCGGCAGCGGCTGGATCAAGTCAAGATCACCGGCGCCACAACCGTCGCCCAGACGCCGAGTGAACACCAGTTGCCGATACCGTCCCCGTCCCCGATGAGCTTGAAAGCGACGACGGTGAGCGCAATCGTTTGAGACGGACAAGCCAAGGACAGCGCCGCACCGTCCTCGGTGCCCAAACAGACGCCGGCCCTCTCGCGACAGCTCCGCAAGCGGCGCGATCACCGGAAGGCGCAAGGTTAAAGAAGGACAGCGCCGCACCGTCCTCGGTGCCCACCGCGAAGATGGCGAATGTCGGTTCAACGCAATTAGCGAAGTTCGGCTGCTGCATCGAAGCTCGCTCGTGCGACCCGATCGACCTTAACGCGCCGCCTGGCTTCCGAGTATTGCGTCACATCACGCCTGCAGGCGCAAAATCGAGTTTTATAATTCGCCGGCGATGGCGTTCAAAGGGCGATCCTGGTCTCGAACCGCTTATGACCGCTTCAGGCTTGGCATCCCGACCAGCTCCGAAGAACAGATTGCCAAGGCAGAGGCTGGTCATGCCCATCGACCATCGGCGACTTGAGCAATGGGCAACAGCGCTCGGAACCCAGCGATATCGGAAGCGATCTGATCGCTATAACCGTTCTGCGATGAAGCGGCTTGATTTCGCCGGTTCAGCGCGCACTGCCCCGGTTTGCTCCGCTCGGCGTAGGTCCGCAATTCTGACGTAGGGCCGAGGGCTTCAAAGCCCTGCCTCTCCCAGCGGAGCGTGATGTGTACGAGATAGTTTGATAGAGCGCACTTAAGACTGCCGGCCGAACAGGTTATCGAGGGTTGCAGGGCAGACGCGCGGTAACAGCAGATATGGTTTCGGTGCGAATGTCATGCTGATCGAGAACGGCTTATCTACATCCCCGAGACGGCGCTGCCGCTTGCCCAGAATCTGCACGAGGTGACCGTCTTCCCGAACGGCATGTATGACGACCAGGTCGATTCGACCGCGCAATTCCTCGACTGGTCCAAGCGCCCGTTCCCGGGCCAGACCGCGTATGAGCTTATGCGGATGGAGGCCGAAGCGGTCCAAGAGGCCGCGCAGCCGCGCAAACCGCAACCGGCTCGACCCAATCCGGCGCCCGGGTCGATGGAATGGCAAGCCCTGCAGGAAAACTGAAAAACTCGGATTCAACCGGGCGCACCTGTATCAAGGGCCGCCAAACGGGCTGTACCCCGGCTAGTGTACCTTTCCAGCGTGCTTATCATTGGGGCGGAGCGGGAGAACTGACCAAGATGTAGAAACCGTCAGCTGCGAAATGCTTGGTCGACGACACAACACGGCAAGCACCATCGCCAGTACTGCGAGCTCCCTCGCCACGCCAGCAGGACTCCACGTCGCCGACCAGATCGTGTTCTGGTGCTCGTCACCAACATGCTCTCGAATGAAATGACTCTATCGGCGGGCCAGTGGCGGCCACCCGGCGGCGTTTCATCGGTTACACCAGAAACCGATGAGTTTGTCGGCCGGCTCAGACAATCCTTGCAATAGGCCGACAGCTCGCCGACGGCACTGCTATGGTCGGATCGTGGGGAGCCGGTCGTGATTGACCGGATGCTGATGGCGTAATGCGACTTTCCAATTGGCGCCACGAAATCATGCCAATCAACTCGGCAGATCGCCCGATCAGCCGGATGACCCGGTCCGTCGCTCCCATAAGCGAACGACTGCAGCCTGAGCAATCCGACTTCACGACTTCAATACGTGTCCGGCGCCCGAGTGCTGACGACCGATGCGGCGCAAAAAAGTCTGCAACGAATACGGCGTATCGTTGACTAGCTCTATCTCGGCGATCGCTCGATGCTTTACACCCGCTTCGCGATCGCGATCGAGCGCATCAGGCCGCCGAGCCGAAGTTTTCAGCCGCCGCAATCACTTTAGTGAAAGTTTTTTATTGACCGACTCTCGAATCTTGTGAATAATCTCTTTGTCAATCGGGTGCCATGAGGAGATAAACGATGGAGGGGCGTGATGGCAACGAAGTAAGAAGCCGTCCCTTTGGCCCACGTCAGTTCAACACAAATCATGGACGCTACTTCTTCTCTGCACGCAGCGTGGCTCCACACTCTCGACGAGTACGTTATCGACACGTCGATGAGTCAGTTTATCCTTTCCTTGATGCGGCCGGTTTTTCGCCGGACGGACTTACGCGGTTTGTTGCTGCAGAAGGGTCATCGGGATCACGTCGCTTCCAATATCGCTGCCTTCATCAGCGAAGAGTCGCCGTCGTGATCCCCAGTGCCTTACACACGCGGCATTAACTTGGTTACGGAGAGGGAAGATGAACCGGCAGGAACCTGCCAAGGCATTGGCCCGCACGGCGGACGATCCCAGTGTCAGCTGCAATACACCGATAGCGGTAACGACCTGCCTTTCAGGCTTCCAATGACCGAAGCTCGCGATCTAATACCGGCGAAAAACGCCGCTGTTTGGCATAACCGGGCACTACCGAAGGCATGCAATCCCGTCGTCGGTCATTGGCGGGTGCACCGCAATGGCTGTTTAGGCCGATCGTGACGACATCGACTGGTGCGGCAAGTTCAAACTGCGGGCAGATCCTGAGGCGGAGTACGACACGGTGGAACAATGATGGAGAAGCAAACCAGCCTGACGCGAGGGTCCGCGCAGAGGAGACGGCCGGCTGAGTCACAGCCCCCGCCACAATCGGACAGCCGTTTGGGGGTTTTGGCATTGATTGAACGCGTGGCGCTTGACCCCCGCGCCGGCGTCGAAAAGCTCGAACGCCTGGCGGCGATGTACGAGCGCCTCAGGGCGAAAGAGGCCGAGCTCGCATACAATGCGGCGAAGGGCCGGATCCTCAAAAAGCTCGCCGGGATTAAGATCGTCAAGAACCGGCCCGTTTTACCCGAAAGCGGGAACGGCAAACCGCAAAAAGGCGTCTTTGAAGCCTTCAAATATGCCTCGCTCGAGGAGATCGACAAACATCTGCGCCCGCTGCTGACGGAAGAAGAGATGGATCTCTCCTACTCCGACGAACCGTGCGAGGGCGGCGGCATCCTGATCCGCGGGCGTCTCAAGCACCTGCCGAGCGGCCACTTTGAAGATTCCTTTATGCCGGCGCCGCCCGACAACACGGGCGGCAAGTCGAATGTGCAGGCGATCGGCAGCACCAATTCCTTCCTCCGCCGCTATGTTGCCTGCAACATCTTCAACATCGTGGTCATTGGCGATGATGATGACGGCAACGGAGGCACCATCGACGAGGCGCAGACCACGACCATTGTCGAGCTGATCAAGAAGGCCAAGGCCGGGCCCAAGTTTCTCAAATACATAAGGGCCCAGAGCGTCGAGGAGGCCGGTTCGCTCGAGGCGGCGGTAGCGACGATCGCCACCCGCGACTATCGCAAAGCCATTAGCACTCTCGAGGAACAGATCGCCAAGGCCGAGGCCGGTCATGCCCATCTTTCATGATGTGGGGCAATATTCGGAAGCGTATGACCGCCTCAAGCTTGGCATCCCGACGAGCTCTAATTTCCACAAGATCATCACACCCCAAGGCAAGCCGTCCAAGCAATGGCGTGAATACGCCTGCGTGCTGATCGCCGAGCGGCTCCTGCAGCGGAAAATCGAGTTCTACAATTCGCCGGTGATGGAGCGGGGCTTGATCGTCGAGGCCGACGCGGTCGATTGGTACGAATTCGATCAAGACGTCTTCACTCAAAGGGTCGGCTTCATCATCGATGACGATCACACGGTGGGGTGCAGTCCCGATCGGCTCGTCGGCGACGATGGCCTGTTAGAAATCAAGGCACCACTGCCGCACACGCAAGTCGAATACTGGATTTCCGGTGAAGTCAGTGAGCGCTTTCGACCCCAGTTGCAAGGCCAACTCTACGTCTCCCAGCGCAGCTGGGTCGATATCGTCTGCTGGCACGACGTGCTGCCAAAGCTGGTCATGCGGGTCGAACCCGATGAGAAGTTCATCAAGGCGCTCGCCCGCGAGCTGCAGATGTTCAACTATTTTATCGAACGGGTCATGGAAAAGATCCGCGCCGCAACCGAGGTGCCGGTTCCGCAAGGGAGCTTCGCGTTGAAGGCGGCGCTACGGGCCAGTCTGGAAACAGCGCCTGACTGAAAAGCCCGAAGCACCACGGCCCGCAAAAAAACATTCGCCGGAAATGATGTGTAAAATCAGGTTACAGATCCTGAGCGACGTCGTCGAAGCTCGCCCCTGCGACCCGATCGACCTGAACGCTGCGCCTGAACTCGAACACGGTGGCAATCCGTCAGGCCGATGACGGCACCCCGTATCCCGCTCATGGTAACTCCTCGGAAGCTCAAACCCGATTTACGTCGGCGGGTGCGGCACTTAGCCTTTGTGCGTCAGCTACCCTGCCTCGCCTGCGGCAGAGCGGCGCCTTCGGAGGCCGCGCATGTGCGGACCGGGACCAACGGGGGCGTGGGGATGAAACCAGCCGACCGCTACGCCGTCCCGTTGTGCGCAGCGTGCCATACAAAACAGCATCGGATAGGCGAGCTTACCTTTTGGTCTGCACTCCGGATCGATCCTCTCAATGTGGCTTTGCGGCTGTGGACTATATCGGCCGATATAAAGGCCGGGGAGCGCACTGTGTTTCGGGCGCGACAACAGATCGATCTGGCAAAGCCATCTGGCTGAGAGCACACCTTATTATTTAGTTTTAGAAAGAAAGATTCCGACCGGGCTAGTGGATAGACGCTAACAAAAGATTCCTATGGATTGGCGGCTGTGCGAGTTTGTGGGGATGAAGAAGGGGGTTGAGGTTCGGCTTGGCCCGGTCGACCGCGAGCGGCTGGAAGCGGTGATCGGATCGGGGAATAGCCCGCAGAAGCATGTGTGGCGGGCTCAGATCGTGCTGCTGAGCGGCGATGGGCTCGGCACAATGGCGATCCAGCGCCGCTGTCGGCGGCGACCGTCGAGCGGGTGGTCGAGATGACGTTGGCCGGACCGCCGGGCGAGGCGACGCACTGGACCGGCCGGGAGATGGCCAAAGCTGCCGGCATTAGTCTTCGCAGCGTGCAGCGGATCTGGGCGGCGCACGGTCTGCAGCCGCATCGAGTACGCACCTTTAAGCTGTCGAATGACGCCAAGTTTGCCGCCACGGTTCAGGATATTGTTGGCCTCTACGTCAATCCGCCAGAGCACGCGCTGGTGCTGTCGGTCGATGAGAAGAGCCAAATCCAGGCGCTCGACCGCACTCAGCCGGGGCTGCCGATGAAGCGCGGCCGCTGCGGTACGATGACCCATGATTATAAGCGCCATGGCACGACGACCCTGTTCGCC